GGTCGGATCGATCTTCGCCTGCTTCTGGAGCAGGCGATCGAGATCGGGAGGCGACACCTTGTCGGGCTGGAGGCCGGCGCCGAGCCGGTAGACGCCGCAATCGTCCCCGACCCAAAGCAGGTTGCCAAAACCTTCTTCCCAGCCGGCGAGCGCGGTCGGCGCAATCAGGCCGCGATCGAGCACCGCGAGGCGCGAATAGGGAAAGCCTGGAGCCGGATTTGCGGTGTCCGACCACACCTCGCAGCCCGCCGTCGTGAAGACGAACAAGAGGCCCTTATGGGCGACCACACGGATGAGCGCGTCCTGCGACTTGCTCTCCGCCGTGGTAAAGCATAGCGGATCGACCGACGAGCTATTGATGCCGGTGGCGAACACCCGCCGGTCGCCGATCCCGAAAAAGAAGTAGCCGTCCTGGAAGCACACCGAATTCGGGAACGGCAGATCGGCGTCCGGCCAAGCAACCGGCGCGGCGCCCGAGGCGTCGGTGAGAAACGCGCCGTTCTCGGTGACAATCGCGACCTGACACGTCGGCACCAGATTGTTGCGCGCCATCTCCACCTTTTTGGTGCCGGCGAGTGCCCCGATGTCGCTGACCACGCCGGCCGCGTCGACCTTGACCAGACGGCCATTGAAGGCGACAAACAGCGCATTGTTGACCAGCAGGCTGCCGCGGTAGCCGGTCTGCCCGGTCACCGCGAACGTCGTGAGCCCCGGCTGCCGGTGGCGCACCGAGCGCCCGTCGGCGATCGGCTCGGCCGAGCAATTGATCAACCGGCCGGCGCCCTCGATCGGATTGCCGCCGGGGGCGGTCGACAGCGGGAAGGGGATTTTTGGCGCCGCCGGCATCAGTAATACTCCGCCCGCAACCGCTCATAGGTGGGCCGGCCGCGGACGATTTCGCGGATCTGGCTCTCGGCCAGCAGCACCTGGGCGTTGAGCTTGTCGAGCTCGTCCTGCTGCAGCCCGAAATTCTGCTTGTTGCTATCCGCCACCAGGATGGCGGTCTGGATGAACACCTCGTCGGGGATGCTGTCGGGATTGGGGATGTAGACGAGCTCGCGGGCGGCGAGGGTTTTGAGCACCGTATTGAGGTCATCGTCGATGATCTTGGCGGTGTCGGCGTCGATCGTCTGGCCGACCGCCGTCACACCGAGAACATCGAGCGCCTTCAGCACCAGTTCCGCCCGCGTGCGGCTCATCAGTCCTCCTCGACCATCTTGCGGTCGTCGAGCGCGATCGGATCAACGTCGGTGCCCGGCGGCGTGATCTTCTCGGCGGTCGGCTTGACCCGCTTCGCCCGCGGGTGGCCCTCGACCTCAAACCATGGGTTGAGCTTCGCCAGTTCGACCAGATCCTTGCGCGTGACCAGCCTCGGCACGTTTGCCTCAAACTTCACGCCGTCCCAATCGATATGGACCGGATCTCCGTTATCGAGCGGACGCCAAGTAACCTTCGTGCCCTTTGCGTGCGGCTCGGGCTCGTGGGTTTCCTCGACAACCTTTCGCGGGCGCCCAGGCTTGCGCTTTTCCGCGTCGTGCTCTTCGTCTTCCATGCGTGGCCCTTTCAAAGGGCCGCGGAGCGGGGGTTAATTACTCCGCGGCCAAGTTCACCTTCCCGAGGCGTCAACCAAGAAGAAGGCTCGGAGGATTACTGGTCGTTGTCCGGGATGTACGTGATCACCAGCGTGGCATCGCCGGCCGAGGCCGCCGCGCCCGACTGGGTGTATTTTGCCCAGATGTCCACTTCGTTGACGCTGACCATGCCGACGGCCGTTCCGGTCGCATACCCGGCGCCCTGCAGCGATGTCGCTGCCAGGATGTCGGTGCCGCCATTGGTCGACCCCAGCTGGATGTTGTCCGAGGTCACCGAATTGAACGGCGTGTTTTTATGCACCGCCGCGCCGGTGATGATGGCTCGCGCCGGCAGCCGGCCGATCTTGGTGCCGGCAGCCAGGGCCGCAATCATGTTGGTGGTGAGCCGGATGCGGTAGAAGTGCTGCTGCTGCTCACCGGAGTTGCGCGCCGCAAATGCCGGCGGCACGGTCAGAGCGATGAGAGCGCCGAGGCCGGCGATCGGGGCCGCCACAGAACCGGTGACAGTTGCGGCAATGACGGCGATCGCAAGAACGAAGGCGCCGACATAAACCGCGGTCTTCAGGTTTTTCGACATCGCATAAACCTTTCAGGATTGAGTGCGTTTAAACGGGAGCATTGGCGCCCCCGCCGCGGTTTGATGATCAGGTCTCAGCCGTCGCGGAGACGAACACCGTGGCGATGCCCCACTCCTTGAGCAGGCCGGCCAGATCCTTCTTGACGATCTTGCCGACGCCGTAGGCCATCTTGATGCCCGCGCCCCGGAAGAATTGGTAATCGTCTTCCTTGAGGAACGTCGGCATTGGCATGCGCCCGTAGCACAGCGCCGCCGCCATCTGGCCGCACAGGAAGCACGGCGCGATCTGCGTGCCGCCCGATCCTGCGGTCGTGTAGAACGCCGGCAGGCGAACCGACATCTCGGGGATTTCCCGGATGATGATGCCGTTGTAGAGCAGATCACCATCCTGGAAGAGCGGGTTCTTGTTGATGCCGTCACCCTCGCGCGCTCGCGCGTTGGTGTTTGCCTGGACGATCGTGGTATCCGCCGCGATGTCCCGGAAGGCCTCCTGGCAGACGAACAGCACAAAATATTCTCTGCCGTTGGTCAGCTTGAAGGGCCGGATGCGCGGGTTGGCCCTTTTCGCGATGCGCTTGATCTTCAACAGGATCGCAGCGGACAACGGCTTATTGTTGACGTTTGCGCACGAGGTCGCAAACACGCCGGTGTTGTTGGTCTTGAGGTCGCCAAACATCACCCGATCGGTGTTGTTGGTCAGCCACGTATTGCGGTCGGTCACGGCTGCGGCATCCATGTAGATGCCGTTGACCCGCTGACCGTAAGTCGTGCTCAACCCGGCCGGCGCCGCCTCCGACGGGATTGCGTACAATGCGTCGATGATCTCGTCGCGCTGGAGCTCCTTGCCCCAGTCCGACAGCATGGGCTTGGCCTCGGCGAACAGATCCACCGAGCTCTTCTGCTCTTCCGCATTCGAGATCTTGATGGCATTGCGCGCCCAGTCGATCCACAAGCGCATGCCGTAATTGTCGAGGCTCTCCTCGTTACCGACCAATGCGCCGGTCGACAGCGCCTGACTCTTGAGCCGGGCGATCAACGGAATGTTGATCTGCTCGCCACCTTTCTTGAGGTCGGTCAGTACCCGAAAGATCGAATTGACCGCCGACCCCATGTAGGGCGAGAACAGGTTCTCGCGGATGTATTCGCGGCAGATCTGCCGGCGAAACTGGATTAGCTTATTATTGTTTTGGACAGTCGTGGAAGCCATTGGTTAACTCCCCAACGGCTGCCGCAAGGATCGGTCAGCCGTTCATGGCATAGTCAAAGACCGCCGCGTCCGTATTGTCGGCCGCGCCCAGGATCTCCTTGGCGGAGCTCCCGCCGCGCGCCCGATTGAGGGACGGTGGCAGCCGGGTGATGTTTCGCGGGGCGCCGGGTTGTCCGCCCTCGCTCTGCTCGCGCACTCTTGCGAGCACGGCTTTGACCATGTCCGGGTCGTCTAGGAGCTCGTCGCGCAACTTCTGCCGATATGCCGCGGGATCATTGCCCACCTCCCGGAGGAGGCTCTGCTCGCGGTGCCACCGCATCAGCGCCTTGCCCGGATTGGGCGCGGTGTAGATGCGGTTGCCGATCGCCTTGTCGACAGGGTTGTTGGGGTCCAGCTTTTGGAGCCCCATGTACGCCGCCTCGAAATCCTTGCCCAAAGCCTCGTGGGTTTCGGCAAAGGTTTCTTCGATGCGCCGCAGCGTGTAGCGCTGCTCCATCTGCGCCACGACGTACCGTTCGTATCCTTCAGGATCGAGCACCGGGTCCGGTTTTGCCGGCGCCGGCGGAGGTTCCTGCCGTTGCTGCGGCTGCTGCGCGTTCAGCAGGCGATCGAACCGCGCATTGATCGCAGCAATTTCCGCGCGCGCCGCGTTGGCGGCAGCCTCGGCTGCCTGCCGCCGCCCGCGCTCGGACAGCATTTCCGCACGCAGCCCGCGGGCGTCGCGCGGCTCCTCGGGCTCGGGCTCCTCCTCGGGCTCCTCGCCCGATTTGTCGTCCGGCTCCTCGGGCTCTCCAGGCTTTTTGGGCCCATCACCCTCGGCCTTGGCGACCTCTTCGGGCGCCTCGTCCTCGGGCTCGTCTTGCCCTTCTGGCCCGTCGCCCATCTCCTCAAGGGAACGGTCGGTATCGTCGAAATCAGGCTCGTCACCATCGAACGCCGCAGCCAGCATTTCCTGGTCGGTGTTCGCGATGCCGCCTTTGTCAACTGGGGACATGGTTTTGCTCTCACGGAAATCGCCGTGTCGTGGCGACCGACGAAGCGCCCACTTTTCCCCGTGTGCGACTTGGGGTGCCCCGTGAAGTGG